TCCAAGGCAACACTGAAGGTAACGTACCTGTACTCATTGACAAGCACTTTGAGTATTCACGTCTCATTGAAGACATTACTGAAGTACAGGCTTTGTCTAGCTTGCGTCAGTTCTACACTGGTGACGCAGGTTATGCACTTGCTCGTCAAGTAGACACTGATCTACACGCACTTGCAAAAGACTTAGGTAACGGCGCAGACTCTTACGTCAACACAGCTTCGTTCTATTGTGATGCGTCTACAGGTCTTACTGCTTTTGCTACAGACACAGTTACAACAGCAGATGTCTTTACTGATGTTTGTTTCCGTGACTTAATTCAAAAGATGGACGATGCAGACGTTCCTTTTGATAACCGTTGCTTTGTAATACCACCTTCATTGCGTAATGCAATTATGGGTGTTGATCGTTACGTGTCTTCTGACTTTGTTAGTGGCGCACCTGTAGAGAATGGCAAGATTGGTAACCTGTACGGCATTGACGTATTTGTATCTACCAACTGCGCTACTTCTGAAGCAGCAGCCGACAACTCAGCGGGTGGCGAAATCAAAGCTGCATTGCTCCTTCACAAAGACACGTTCGTGTTAGCGGAGCAGATGGGTGTTCGTTCGCAGACGCAGTACAAGCAAGAGTGGCTTGCCAACTTGTATACTGCTGATCAGCTGTACGGTGTGAAAGCACTCCGTCCTGATTCTGCATTTATCATGAACGTAAACGCCTAAATAGGAGTTGGGGAGGCAGTTCTTCGGAGCTGTCTCTCCTTTTCTTTATGAGTAAAAAAGACCCAAAATTATCCAGAGCAGGCGTTAGTGGGTATAACAAGCCCAAACGTACTCCTAATCATCCTAAGAAGAGTCATGTAGTAGTCGCTAAAGAAGGTGACACAGTTAAGACTATTAGGTTTGGACAACAAGGCGTTTCAGGTGCAGGCAAAAGCCCTAAGACATCTTCAGAAAAAGCCAGAAAGAAGTCCTTTAAAGCAAGACACGCTAAGAACATATCTAAAGGCAAAATGTCAGCCGCCTATTGGGCAGACAAAGTTAAATGGTAACTAACAGGACATAGACATGACAGTCATAGTAACCAAGAATAGCTCTACCGCTTCTGCCGTACCAACTACGAGTGACTTGGTTAAAGGCGAGCTTGCGGTCAATGTAACTGACAAAAGACTATTCACAGAGAATGCGTCTACTCAGATTGTAGAGTTGGGTACTAACCCTTCTACCATCACAACCACTACTGCGACTGTATCAGGTACTCTAACAGCCAACGGCACGTTTGCATCTAGCAACGCAGTCGTCACAGGCGGCACAATCAACTCTACGCCCATTGGCGCTACAACCGCATCTACTGTACGAGGTAGCACAGTAACGGCTACTACAGGCTTTGTAGGCGGTCTGACAGGCAACGTAGTAGGTAACGTCACAGGTAACGTCACAGGTAACATTACAGGCGTTGTTACAGGTAATGTAACTGGCAACGTGACAGGTGATGTCACTGGCAACGTCACTGCCTCATCAGGTACTTCTACGTTTGATAACGTCACTATTAACGGTGGCTTAGACATGAATGCCGGAACATCGGCAACCATCACCAACCTCGCCTCTCCCACTAATACTAATGACGCAGCTACCAAAGGCTATGTAGATACAGCAGATGCTACTAAGTTAAACCTATCTGGCGGCACTATGTCTGGTGCTATTGCTATGGGTGCGGCTAAGATTACAGGTCTAGCCGATCCTACCGCAGCGCAAGACGCAGCAACTAAGATATATGTAGACAACTCTGTACAAGGATTGGACGCGAAGGCATCGTGTCGTGCAGGTACTACAGCTAACATTACGCTAAGTGGCGCACAAACCATAGACGGTGTGTCTGTTATAGCGGGTGATCGAGTCCTAGTTAAAGATCAAACTAGCGCAGCAGAGAATGGTATATACGTTGCAGCAGCTAGTGGATGGGCGCGTTCCGCAGACGCAAATACTTGGGATGAGCTAGTCAATGCGTATAGCTTTGTAGAAGACGGTACAGCTAACGCGAACAACGGCTTTGTAGCTTCTATAGTGGCAGGCGGTACGTTAGGTAGCACAGCAGTTACTTGGGTTCAGTTCTCAGGAGCGGGTCAGGTTATTGCGGGTGCAGGTATGACTAAATCAGGCAACACGCTTGATGTAGGCACTGCCGCTGCTTCGCGAATAGTAGTCAACGCAGATAACATAGACCTAGCAACAAGCGGTGTTACAGCAGCTACATACAGGTCGGTGACTACAGATGCTTATGGTCGTATTACAGGCGGCACTAATCCTACTACTGTTAGTGGTTACGGATTAACAGATGTTTTCACTAAGACAGAAATCAACACATCCCTCGCGACAAAGCTAAACCTGACAGGCGGTACAATGTCTGGCGCAATAGCGATGGGTACTAACAAGATCACAGGAGCAGGTGACCCTACTGCTGCTCAAGACGTAGCTACGAAAGCCTACACAGACTCGATACTAGGCAGTGCTACCTCGGCAGCTACATCAGCCGCAGCAGCAGCTACATCAGCTTCTAATGCTTCTACCTCTGCTAGTGGCGCAGCTACTTCCGCTACAAACGCAGGCAACTCAGAAACAGCAGCAGCCAGTTCTGCCGCAGCAGCAGCAGCTTCTTTTGATCAGTTTGATGACATTTACCTTGGCGCTAAGTCTTCTGCTCCAACTGTGGATAATGACGGCAACGCTTTAGCATCAGGTGCTTTGTACTTTAACACCGTATCAAACACAATGTTCGTCTACGCAGGCTCGTTATGGGCAGCGGCAGGTAGCGCGGTAAATGGCACAGCGGCGCGTCAGGAGTATGTGGCTACCTCTGGTCAGACTAACTTCTCAGCAACCTACGATGTGGGCTTTGTGGATGTATACCTGAACGGCTCTAAGCTAATCCCTACCACTGACTTCACGGCTACAGACGGGGCGACTATTGTTCTAACCACCGGAGCGGTGACAGGCGATAACGTCTCTATCATTGCTTATGGCGCGTTCAACGTGGCTAACACTTACACTCAAGCCCAATCTGACGCAAAGTTTGCTCAAGTCGCTAACAACCTGTCTGACGTAGACGCTGCAACAGCTCTGACAAACCTTGGCCTGACTGCAATTGCAGCAGAACTTAACACTCTTGATGGTATTACCGCTACAACGGCTGAATTAAATTATCTTGACATTACAACTCTAGGCACTACCGAAGCGTCTAAAACAGTCACAGCAGACGCTAATGGTGTTGTGACTTTTGACAATGGCAAAATTGAAGAAAGCACCGCTATTACTTCCAGCTCAAACGCAGCGACTTTTAACTTAAGAGACGGCGACAATTTTACTCACACGCTATCGGAGAATGTGACTTATACGTTTAGCAATCCTGCGGCATCGGGAAAGGTAAGCGCGTTTACTTTAAAAGTCATTCAAGACTCTACAGCTAGAACAATTACTTGGCCTTCAAGTGTAGATTGGGCGGGCGCGACTGCACCAACATTAACAGATACTTCCGGTGGAGTAGACGTTTTTGTTTTTGTCACTTATAACGGTGGTACTAATTATTACGGCTTTACTGCCGGACAGGCGATGGGCTAATGAGTACAGCAAACAAAATAATACAAGCTGCTGCCGGAAGCGGCGGTGCGCCTGCAAGTGGTGAGTACGTTTACACTACTGTGGGGTCGAACACATTTACTTGCCCCGATGGCGTTGACTCTATTTGTGTTGTTGCTATTGGAGGAGGCGGTGCAGGTGGCGGAGGCTATGCTAGTGGGGGCAATGGTGGCGGATTAGGCTACAAAAATAATATCTCTGTAACTCCGGGGACTAATTACAGTGTTGTAGTAGGAGGAGGCGGTGTCGGAGTAACAGATACTGGTACTATATGGACTCCTAGTACAGGCGGAACTGGAGGGTCTTCTTATTTTGTTAGTTTTGCTACTGTAGGGGGCGCAGGAGGCGGAGGTGGGGGCAATTCTAATCCTACCATAGGAGGAAACTATTACGGAGATGGTGGCGGTAATGGCGGTGACAGTCACAAGCAAGGTGGTGGATACCATTGGCCCGGAGGTGGGGCAGGTGGGTATTCAGGAGACGGAGGAGCAGCAGGTGCTTCAAGTTCTAGCTATTCTTATTGGAGCGGTACAAATTATTATGGTAACGACGGCTCAGGTGGTGGTGGAGGAGGCGGCGGTTTTATAAACGGTCACGCAGCTCCGGCAGGCGGGGGTGGCGTTGGATTATATGGAGAAGGCTCTAACGGTGCAGGAGGAGTAGGCCAAACCGCAGCAGAAGGGGGCGGCGGAGGATCAGGAGGAAGTGATGGTTCTGATGGAGGTACTCCGTATGCAACAGGAGCTAATGGCGGTTCTTACGGAGGGGGAGGCGGCGCAGGTTACTATAGAGGTGGTAACGGCGCACAAG